GCAGCAATCTTTCGTTATATTCTTTTCATACAAGGATTTCATAACATAACACTCAATCCATTTCACATGATGGGTGTCGCAGGTATTTTAGGTGGAGCACTACTCTGTGCCATTCATGGTGCAACAGTACAGAACACATTGTATGAAGACACCTCCATCTATACTGATGGTAAGGTTCAGAGTTCTACATTCAGAGCGTTTGATCCTACACAGGAAGAAGAAACTTATAGTATGATTACAGCAAACAGATTCTGGTCACAGATATTTGGTGTTGCATTTTCAAACAAAAGATTCTTACACTTCCTTATGTTATTCGTACCTGTGATGGGTATGTGGACATCATCTATAGGTATCGTAGGTTTAGCACTTAATTTAAGAGCATACGATTTTGTATCTCAAGAGATAAGAGCAGCAGAAGATCCAGAGTTCGAGACTTTCTATACAAAGAACATTCTTTTAAATGAGGGTATGAGAGCATGGATGTCATCTGTTGACCAACCACATGAGAACTTTGTGTTCCCAGAAGAGGTACTACCTCGTGGTAACGCATTATAAATAGAGATGAGACATCTTTCGTGCGTCTCTACAATCGGAACTTACAAGGCCCCTTTACAGGGGTCTTTTTTTGTGTTATATTAAATGCACAGATACTCTTTAAGTATGAAAATTTTTCTTGACACAGCAGACATTGATCTGATAGGACAATACTATGGAACTGGATTGATTGATGGTGTCACAACAAATCCAACTCTTATTAAGAAGAGTGGAAAAGATCCAGAGGATGTATATCGTGAACTTGCCTTGATGGGTGTAGATGATATTAGTATGGAAATTGTGACAGATGACTCATATGAATTTTTGAAAGAAGGTCGGAGACTCAAAGAAAAATTTGGTGAAATCACAACAATTAAAGTACCTTGTACACCCGAAGGCCTGAAGGGTTGTAAACTCCTCTCTAAGGAGGATATTCGAGTAAACGTGACATTGATCTTTAGTGCTGCCCAAGCGGTCTTGGCGTCCAAGGCAGGCGCTGCCTACGTCTCGCCTTTCGTGGGTCGAGTAGATGATAATTCATTTGATGGTTTAGGTTTGATCAAAGAGATCGCAGACATCTATGAAAAACAGTCGAGACTATATAATTTTGTTGACACAGAAATTTTATCCGCTTCCATAAGGAGTGTGGGAAGTGTGAGTAAATCTTTTGAATATGGTGCAGGGATTGTTACAATGCCTCCATCAGTATTTGAAAAGATGTATAATCATGTTTTGACAGATAAAGGTTTAGATCTTTTCCAAAAAGATTGGGACGCAGTAAACGTAATTAAAATTTAAATGATTACACCAAGAGTAAAATTTGAAAAACAATTTGGTGAGGGCATAGATCCTTGGTATGCAAAGGCAGAGAGATGGTCAAAGAAACAAAAGTTTCCCATCTCTTTTCTTGCGTTAGGACTTATTGAGTATCTCAAAAAAGTATGGATTAATGTTAAAGTTGAAAACACTATGAGAAGTGTTGATGCTGACATAGAAAGGATTCACGAACTTTGGGATGAAGAAGAGACAACTCACAGAATGAATGTCATTGCACAAAACGGAAATGATGGGTTACATTATTCACAAGAACCTTCAGAAGTGAAAGGGCTTGACAACTTTGAGATTCGTAATAATATGATCGAGGAGGATTAATGAAATTCACTTTATATTCCAAAGAGGGATGTTCCTATTGCAAAAAAGCAGAAAGACTTTTAGAATTAGCAAAAGTTGAGTATCGAGTTTATAAACTTGGTATTGACTTTACTAAAGAACAATTCATTTCTGAATTTGGTTATGGATCATCATTCCCAAGAATACTTGCAGACGGAAAATTACTTGGAGGATGTTTAGACACCTTCAAATACCTTGAAGAAAAGAACTTAGTTTAATGGAAGACATTTACACAATCGTTGATAAAGCAATTGACGTTGCATTTGAAGAAAGAAAATTTCATTTGAAATTCTATGACTTTATGAAATCCTGTAAAACAACAGGAGTTGGTGCAAAAGAATTCATTCAAAGTTCAACTGCAAAAGAACTAACTGATTTAATCGGTGACTTGAGCGGATACATCAAAGGTGGGAAAGATGGTGAACATCAACTTCTAAGAGAGGCCTATGGACATCTTGGTAAACCAAACGCAAGAAAGATCAGAGATTACTTTAGCGTAATCTTAGAAGATGCTCAAAGATATGAAAAGGAAAGAAGAAGGGGGAGACGTAAAACTAAAACTAAATAAATCAAGTACAAGAGGTAATGTGTTAACACTCGCTCTAACTCTAGGCACTCTTATATCAGTGCTTTTTCTCTTTGTTGGTGGTATAATAGGATGGTTATACAAAGAACACAAACAAAGAAATGACATCTCTGAGATGCATCCTGAGATGTATGACCTTAAAGGTAATGTCATTCCAGATGAAATTATTGCCTTTCGATTTGAAAACTTAAACTTTGATAGTGAAATTGACGAAGAATTATGACTACAACACATCCCACATTAGGGGAAGCTAGATTACCAAGTAACCCACTTTTGAGTGAGGTATTAGCATTGGTATCAAAACAAAAAACTAAAGCTAAGAAGATTCAAATTTTAAAACAAAATGAATCTTTACATCTTAAATCTGTTTTGATTTGGAACTTTGATGATTCTGTGAAGTCTATGCTTCCAGATGGTGAAGTTCCATTTAATAAGAATGAGGCTCCTGCTGGAACCGAACACACTTACCTTGCACATGAATGGAAAGTGTTGTATAATTTTGTTAAAGGTGGAAATGATACTCTTCGACCTGTTAAGAGAGAACAACTTTTTATGCAACTTTTAGAAGGTTTACATCCTGATGAATCAGAAATTATTTGTCTAGTTAAGGATAAAAATCTTAAAAAGAAATATAAGTTAACTCGTGCAATCGTTGAAGAAGCATTTCCCGATATACAATGGGGTAATCGAGGTTAACATGGCGAAAACAAAAACCAGAGATGAAGTGATGTCTGAAGCTTATTGGACACCAAAAGAAAAAGAAGATATGAATAGTAAGTATTCAACAAATCTTCTTAAAGAGAACTGTAATCAAGAAGAACTCAGTGATAAGAGTTGGCCTTCTGATGCATATGTTGTGACTTATAAAATTGACGATGGAGTTCGTAAGGATCTCGTTCGTTGTCATGCTAAGGTTAATATCTTTGACATGTACTATGATAAGTTTGGGCCAGGATCTGTTGTAAGTATTGAATATGGGCCTGGAATTGTAAGTCCAAAAACATGGGGTGCTCAAGTTACAGCGAGTAAACCCAAGAAGAGAGTGAGGAGAAACTCATGAGTGATCAACTCAGAAATCAAATTAACGATATTATTGAAGGAGAGATTCAACTTGGAATTAACGAATTTCTGGAAGAGAAACAGAAACAAGAAACTGATCAAGGATTGGGTTTTGTCAATTCAGAAGAAGCAAAACAACTTAAAGTCAAAGTCTTCAAAGAAGAAGTTGACAAAATCATGAAACAATATAAAAAGATAAAGAAGAAAGAAAAATCAAACCTGTCTCAAGTCAAGAGATTAGGACTAGTAGATAAGAATGGGAGACCACTCTAATGGACAGAGAAAAGTTAAAGGTTATGATCAAGGACTTGAAAAATGTCGTAAATGCGTTAGAATGTGAAATATACTCTGATGAAGAGGCATATAAACTAAACCTAAACTATGACGAAATCGTCAACCAAATTACAGATTATGATGAAGTTTTTGAGGACGATGACGGGTAACAGTGATGACCCCCGTTATTCAGAAGAGAAGTTGTTACTAAGAGCAGCTTGTTTTCGATGCCTTACCCACCACTTAGAAGAACACACAAGAGCTGTATATGAATTCGCTACTATATGGTGCGATGAACATGATAATGTAGGTGGAATCGAACAAGGTTTTCAAGACTACCTTAGATCTTATGCCGAGAAGGCTTTCTCTAAGAGTTAATCTAAATAATATTACAAAACGTAAAACTTATGCCCACATATCCTGTTATTAACAAAGAGACTGGTGAGAAAAAAGAATTATCCATGACTATGGTTAAGTATGATGAATGGAGAAAGGAGAATCCTGATTGGGATAAAGATTGGAATGCTGGAGTGGCTGGACTTGGAGAGGTTGGTGAGTGGAAAGACAAACTAATCACTAAAAATCCTGGCTGGAATGATGTGTTACACAAGGCATCTAAATCTCCTGGCTCTAGAGTTTCTAAGATTAACAAATAATGGCAAGAAAAAAAGATTCTCCTATCGGTGTAGGAATGACGGCTAAACAGATGAAAAGAAAAAGACCTATCAATTCTGATCTTCTCAACAAGATCGAACCCATCACAGATAATCAAAAGATTCTCTTTGAGAATTACAAAGAGGGTAAAAATATCTTTGCTTATGGTGCTGCTGGTACAGGTAAAACTTTCGTTGCATTATATCTTGCATTGAAAGATATTTTAGATCAACACACACCCTATAATCAACTTTATATTGTCAGATCCCTTGTCTCAACAAGAGAGATTGGATTCTTGCCTGGCGATCATGAGGACAAGTCATTCTTATATCAGATACCATATAAAAACATGGTGAAGTATATGTTTCAAATGCCATCTGATGCTGACTTTGAAATGTTATATGGTAATTTAAAACAACAAGATACGATTAAATTCTGGAGTACATCATTCATTCGTGGAACAACAATCGACCAAGCAATTGTGTTAGTTGATGAATCACAAAACTTGAATTTTCATGAATTAGATAGTATAATAACAAGAGTGGGAGAGGATGCTAAAATCATTTTCTGTGGTGATGCAAGTCAAACTGACTTACAAAAAACTAACGAGAAGAATGGTATTCTTGACTTCATGAAGATTATCGAACAAATGCCTGAACTATTTGCAATGATTGAATTTGATGTCAATGATATTGTTCGTTCTGGACTTGTAAGAGATTATCTTGTTAAAAAAATGGCTATGGGTATGTAATGTTTATTGTTGAAAATCACTTAGGTGATTTAGAACTACAGAAAAAAGAGACCGATGGACTTCGCCTATATAAGTTACCTAATGAAGATTGGGTTCCTTCTATCACCTCCGTGACAAGTTTCTATAATCGAGAGGTGTTTCGTAAATGGAGAGAAAGAGTCGGGAATGAAGAAGCAGATCGTGTCACAAAAGAGGCAACTCGCCGTGGTACGGACTTTCATGAGGCTGCACAAGCCTATCTTGAAAATAAAGAGTTAGTTTGGGACGATTACCAACCACTGACTCAATTCATGTTTCATAGTGCGAAATCAAGTCTTGATAAGATTGGAAAGATCCACGCAATAGAACGCACACTTTATTCTGAATATCTTGGTCTGGCAGGAAGAGTAGATTGTATCGCCGAATACGAAGGTGAACTTGCTGTCATTGATTTTAAGACCTCGAAAAAAATCAAACCAGAAGAATGGATTGAACAATACTTTGTTCAAGAGGTTGCATATGCCTGTATGTATTATGAACTGACTGGAAT